CGACCGGCTGACGTCCACGTCGGACCACGCGCCGGTTATGGAAGCAAGGACACTTGACTTTGACCTGATGTCCCTGCGCGCGTTGGCATAGTCACTCGCCGTCGGTATTCGCTTCACACCGCGCGTCTTCTCCGGAACCACAGCTACCGTCGTTACAGGCGCGGCAGTGATGACCAGCCCTGTAACCGCGAGCGGTTGCGGAGCCCTGACAACGCGCGGCTTCCTCGTCACGAAGACATCGCCGCGCGGCGTGGTGATTGCTCCAACACCCATGCCCAGATAGATGGATCCAGTGCAGTCACAACTGTCACCGTATCTCACCATTGGCAGCCCCAGGCTAAGGATCTCATTCGCGGAGTGGACCAGCTGGTTGAACGCGGCATCATCGTCTCGGCCTAGCCTCGCGAGGCTGACAACGCTCGCAATCGTCGCAGCGGAGCTTGCAGCCTTAACCATGTACGCAATCGCGGCGTACCCGATCAGCGTGAGGTGGTGGACGTACCCATGGACAGCATACAGCTCTACATCACGGAAGTGGCCGACTGACATCACGCGCTCTTCGCCGAACGCGCTGCGCGTAATGACGACGCGACCCTCGGTCTCCAGTACACGCGTCATTGGAGGGGTAAGGTCGCGGTATTCAGCAGTCGCCCGTTCACTGTACTCCGCCCGCCTGTCCCCCAGCACGGAATGGTCCACGATGGTGAAGAGCTTGCATCTCGATGCGCCTCCTCGCCCGCTCAGCGCCTTGACCAGCAACAGCTCATTGGCAAGATTGCCCCTAGCTCTCACGCCGGTCGTGTCCATGGACCAGTGCTCATGGGACAGCGGAAACACAGCTCTCCTGGGCTTGGGCACTTCCGCCACAAGGTCATCGTCATCTGAGCTCGCACCTCGGTCCGCGTTCGCAAAGAATTCGGCGTGCACGCCAGAGGCCCGACAGCCATAGTCCATCGACTTCAGGGCGCAGTTGCACTGCACGTGCCGGCATATGGATACGGACGTTTCGCGGCCGGTCAGCCTCAAGAGTGGTCTGCGCGGCACTGTGCTCGGCAAAACGGCGTTCTCGTAGCCCACCATCTGAAAGCCTTCCTCCGCACCGTGGGTAAGGTGCAAGTCAAGCAATAGCGCGTTGTAGTCCGTGTAGTCCGATGCTGTCTGGAATGTCAGGTTGAAATGTAGCGATGACAGCTTCCGCCACGCCCCGGCACCCTTCACAGAGGCACTCAGGATCTTCCTAACATCTCCAGGGCGCGTAATGAAAGACACGGATCGCGATCGCGTCGGGAGCACGTCCCACGCCGCAATACAGAACATCCTCAGAGCTACTTCGCTGTCGGTGGGGCGCAGTTCCTTGACGGGCGCAACGTTGAAATACTGCCTCACGAACCGCATCGAAGCAGTCCATGTAGCCCTGTCAACATACGTCCACCGCGAAACACGCAGCTCTCCACCGCCCACGGGCAGGTCTACCGGTGTCGTGTCCATCCATGCCATTGCACCTGAAACAATTCGGCAGTCGTTGATGTAGTCCGGCGTCCCAGCAGCCCACTGGCCATTGTTGGTGTCGCCTAGCTGGTGCATCTTCGCATACTCGACCGGGTTGGCAGATAGTGAGGTTGGGAATTTCAGGGTGACGAACTC